GGCGGCTTGGGTGAGAATTTGTGCGACTTGTTCAAGTGTTTGCATGATGCAGCTCCTTGGTTGGTGTTGCGTTGTTGATGTGTTCATATTACGCACACTGAACGCAGGATGCAAGCCTTTTTAACAAAAGAATGTAAAAAAAGTGTTGAGGCGATAAAAAACCCGCCTCGTGAGCGGGTTAGTTGTTGATGGCCGGTGCTGATCTCCGGCTTGAGGACGGCATTACCCTCGACATACCCGCAGCCTTTCGGCGTCGCGCATCAGCCTGCACATTCACCAACACGGCTGGAGACTAACCTAGCGGGGCTAGGCGCTGTCTATCAGCATCGGATACCTGCGGTCTCCTACGGATTTTCACCGCTAATCCCCATGCGTGTTGATGCCGTCTTTCCGGCTGTCAGTTGGCAAAACAAGGCTTTCTTGACGCGCCATGACAGCACCCCGCCCCATATCGCCAACACGGCTGCTGACTACACCTCATGCACCGGGCTTACTTGGCCGGCCCTCGCGGAGCGTTCGCAATCAGCATGCGTCTTGATGCAAACAAGAATCTGCCTTTGAGCATCTTCATTGCCTTTTCCTACTATAACAAAATCGCCAATACTTTCAAGGTACGCATGCCAGTCTTTTTGATCTGGCGGGACTGCCCCGCCTTTGGTGCGCTTCATCTCGACCCACGTGCGCCACGCCGGAATGTAAAGATCTGGCACGCCTTTGGACACGCCCTCGGCCTTGAGTCGTCCCGCCACGCTTGGCGATCTTGCCCCGCCGTTGGGAATGGCAAAAATTCTCACACCGGGGTAGGTCTGGCGGAACCATCGAACGAACTCGCGCTGTTCTTCGTGCTCGGTGGGGATGCGCTCAGTCATATTCGCCCCTAAGCACTTTTTCAATTTGCTCAAGTTTTATCTTAAGATCGACGTTTTCCCACATCATTTTTCTATAGTTGTCCCATTGCTTTTCTGACCGCTCGCGCTCGGCAGCGAGCAAGCGTTCGAGCCGCTCCATCTGTAACCGCTCTTTTTTAGTCATTGCCATGATCTAGTTAGCACCCTGTAAAATTTGCCGTTTTGTTTGTAAGTGATGGTAGCCGGTGCAGCTCCTTTGTTCATGGCTCCAGCAATGCCGTCAAGCGATGGTTCATCAGTGTTTGGCGCACCGCTTTTTTGTTTCATTTCAACAAGTTTTTGCATTGCCCATTTGCCAACATCTTTTTCGTGAGAAATTGGCAAATATTCAGTGATCGGCTTGTCGCTCAACGCCCCGTAATACGTCACGGCAAGCATTTCCTTGCCAGATGCCTTGCTCACATGCTTGCGCCAGTTCCACTCGGTAACCTGAAGCTCCTGCGCCTCGATGCCCATAATGTCATCGGTGTGCAGCTCGAAACGCTTCGGCTCTGGAGCCGGGAACTCAGCGCCACATGCCGGACACACACGAGCGGAGATCGGGCAAAGCTCGTTGCATGTATCGCACACCTTGACTGGTGCCTCGCCTTCGCCCGATCCCGCTTTCTTTGGTGGTTGCACTGCCGTGATCGGGCCGTGAGTCTCCACCACGCCAGCAAAATCCAGCACTAGGCAATGATCGGTGTGACTCTTTGGCCTCATCCCTCGGCCTGCCATTTGCACGTAAAGACTCGGCGACATGGTAGGCCTTAGCATGGCGATCAGGTCAATGTCGGGGTAGTCAAAGCCCGTCGTCAGCACGTTGGCGTTAGTGAGTGCGCGGAGTTTGCCTGCCTTAAAATCCGCAAGAATTGCGGCCCTTTCAGCCTTGGGCGTGTCGCCAGTCACACAAGCGGCTGCGATGCCGTACTCTTGCAAAACCTCGGCCACATGGCGAGCATGGGCCACGCCAGTGCAGAAAAACAGCCATGCCTTGCGATCTTCTGCCCTAGCAATGACTTCCCGCACCACGGCGTGATTCTGGTCGTCGGTATCCACCGCACGCTGAAGATCGGCCTCAATGTACTCACCGCCGCGTTTCTTGACCTTTGATACATCAAGCCGCGCACCTGTTACCTTGCTCCTCAACTTTGACAGGTAGCCCCGGAATACCAGCTCCTCAATGCTCACCGGCTCAATAAGGTCGGCAAAGATTGCCGGGGCGTCTGTAATAAGGCCATGCCCAAGGCGGTAAGGCGTAGCGGTAAGCCCCACCACACGCAATGCCGGATTGATTGCTTGCAGCTCGGCCAAAAAAGTTCGGTATCCGCCCTCATCCTTGTGATTTACCAAGTGACATTCATCAATACACACCAGGTCAATGTGCCCGACCAAATACGCACTAGTGCGTATTGATTGAATACCGGCGAAAGTGATCGGCTCTCCTAATTCTTTACGCCCGATGCTGGCCGAATAAATCCCCATCGGCGCACCCGGCCAGTGCTGGCGCATCTTTTGAGCGTTTTGCTCGATCAGCTCTTTAACGTGCGTGAGCATTAGCACCCGAGTCTCGGGCCACTTTTGCAGGGCATCTTTGCACAGCGCCGCGACAATGTGACTTTTTCCCGAGCCAGTCGGCAGCACCAAGCAAGGGTTGCCTTGATTGCCTGCGGCGAACCATGCGTAGAGTTGGTCTATTGTGCGTTGTTGGTAGTCACGAAGCATTAGTTAAAATCCTCCATGCTGTTGCTGCCACTGCTGGAACCTGTCCGTTTCCAGTGGCTTTAAGTCGCTCCATCCGATGGGCCATCCCATCAGCCATTCGTGGATTTCCGGAGAAGGTCTGCCAAATACGACTTTGAAATTCCGAGCCGAGGGCCACTTTTGCATTGAATCCGCACAGTAATTCGCTTTTGTTGTCGGTGTATGCAAGTACCCAATATCTTTCCCGAATGTGGTCAGCACCCATGTCTGCCGCGCTAAGGGAAATTGCTCTGGTTTTGTAACCCAACGTTTCAAGGTCATCGCATGATTTGTTGATTGCGCTTTTAGATACGTTTTCGGCAAAGACAAATGTGGGAGCGACATCTGCCACGATTCTGAACATTTCCGGCCAAAGATCATCGGCATTATTTTTGCCGGACGCGGCGTTGCTGAATGCTTGGCAAGGAAAGCCTCCAGTGACAATATCAACGGATGAAAACCAGGGTTTACCGTCAAAGGTTCGCACGTCATCCCATATTGGGAAAGGATCAAAGATTCGTTCGTTTTGTCTCCTAATAAGTATGCTTCTGCAATAGGGATCCAACTCAATAGCGCAGACAGTTCTCCACCCGAGAATTTTTGAAGCAAGGAGTCCTCCACCAGCGCCCGCGAAAATAGCCAACTCATTTAAGTTCTCCATTATTTAATCTCCATTCCACCAATCTCTCAAATTTTTTGAGCGTTGTTGGTAGTCGCGAAGCATCACCCAATCACCCTCCCCCCAATCTCGCGCATTTCCTTCACAAACTTGTCAGGATTCGCGCACATTGATGGATTCGCCAGAATCTCCTTGCTGGTGAATGTCGTTTCGTTCGGCTCGCCGTTTGCCACGTCTTTTCCATCAATCACATAAACGGCGGTCATGGCATCCGGGCCTTGCTTGATGTCCCATGGCACTAAATGCGGGTGCAAAACATGGCCGTCACAGCCGTTTCTTTGCCAATCGACTGGAATCAATTCATTGTCGTGTCTGGCGCAGGTGAATGTGCTGTCAGGCGTGGCGGTAGAGTGCGCGCAAGTTCGGCAATTCACTTCTTTTGTAGTATTGGTTTTATGGCAAAACTCATTTGCCGGACACCATTTGCATTGATACCAGCTCGGATCAGTGCTTATAGGCTCAGGCATGCGGTCTGACAAAGCAATGCGCTTGCCGCGCTCAACAAGTTTATTGGCAAATTCTGAGTCAAAATTTATTTGCTCCGTCCAGATGCGGTCATCATCTTTGCAGATGCCGACATAAAGGGCGCGGTCAATCTTTGTTCCAAGCATATAAACCTGCATCTGAGCGTAATGCATCGGATGCGCCAGCTTTACGCCGTCTTCTTCAAGCTTTTTATAAGACTTCAAGCTGTGTGTTTTGAACTCCACCACATAGCGTTTGCCGTCGCCAAAAGGCACTCCACATTCGGCGATTCCATCGACTGAGCCTGCAATGTGGCTGCCAAATTCCACCCGGCTTTGTGATTTGCCGGTGCGCTGAATGTCAATGCCAATTGCTCGCAAGTCGCTGACTAGCGTTTGTTCTTCAAGCTGGCCTCGGCGGAAAAGGCGCAGTATTCGTCCCGGAAACTTTTCTTTCACAGCCCATCGAAAAGACAGCCACAGCCAACGGTCACACGGATGCCCCAACAGTGACGCGCCAAGGTGAGGACGTGGCGGCTCTTGCCGATCTTCGTGGGCCTTGTCTATCAATTCAGCAATGGTGTATTGTTCCATTGTTGTTCTCCGGTCTGTTGAATTGAATGCCCACCCGTTCGGATGGGCATTTTTTTTACACGCTACAGAACGTGGTTCCACGTTTCAAACTGAACAATCCTTTCAATTGTTCGCACATGCACTTTATATTTCTCGGCAAGTGCTTGATTAGTTAAATGGTCGTCAATGTAATTGCGTAAATTTTCACGCTGCCTAACATCTGACCGAATCGATTTAACGTCATCTTCGTTCAGTTTTGCATGTGGCAATTCGCTCCCATGTTTTATCGGCATTACTTTTTACCCACCATCCAAGGAGGCGCAGAACTTTCGGCCTTCGGTGCAGTCGCGGCGGCAGGTTTTGAAAACGCAGCGGGCATTGCATCTCCGGACGGCTTGTACGCTTTGACGCTGTTTCCAGCTTCGTACGTCTTGCCGGTGTTTTTATCGACTCGAGCTTCTGTAATCCCGAGCTTGATAGACAAATTTTTCCCGACAAATTGATCGGTATCGGTCACGTGATTAAGAGCGCAAGCGCGCATCAAGTTGCCAAGATATCCTCGCCCTTTGTTTTCTCTTTCTGAATCGTTGTGCTTAATAGTGATGTTTGAAAACACCACGCGGCCTTGGTGCGTTGGGCCGGTGATATCAAACCGGATAGAAACATATTGTCCCGAACTGTCTTTGAAATTCTTTATTTCTGTTGAGGTTATTTTTGCGTTATACCATCCTTCCGGCAGTGGCTTATATTCACCATCGCCAGTGGATTCGGGCAAGTCGTCAAGGCTGATTGCGTGTTCAAGAAATGCCATGTTATTTCTCCAGTGTGATTGAAAACGAAGGCCGCGAGGCCGTTACGGTAACTGCATCGGCCAATAACACCGTGATCTCTGGCGCGGTGGCCTTCCACGCCGTGAGGTTAATTTCAGGTTTCCATCGAAACAG